TATCAGTCGTATCTAAATTGTTTTCATAAACAGAACAAGTAATCAATCCGAGTATGTTCTGTTCCAAATTCTCTTGTATTGATCTAGTAGTTCCAGCGCCTAGACGATATACTCCGGTAGAGTAACGAAGTCTTAGTTCATCATCCGTTTCGGTTTCCCGTCCCATCTGGCCAGGAGAAGTATTATAGACTCCATCCCATCCGGTTTGTGTCGAAACGATTTGCGTTATACTGCCAATCGGTATTGCTATCTCGCCATAGTTTACTGCTTGCACTAAGCCAATAGTGCCAATGCGAAACAAAGTGATATCAGCCGAAACTACATTAGAAAAACCAAGTCCATCAAGCCGATATACTCTAACGTGATTTGCATCGGCAATCGAAATGTAATTTACCGATACCAACATGGCAGCAAGATGGCCCGCGATAGTAACACTAGTATCGCCGGCAATAGCAGCATAACTGGCAGTAATAGTTGTTTCGCCAGAACGGAATAATTGTATTGAATATACTTGCGCAACATTAGCAGTATCTACCGAGAACGTTACATCGCCAGCATTGCCAGCATCAATTGTTACATCTTCTGTCAGTAGAAAGTCTTGTCGGTTTACTTCTGATCTAACAATAGCGCCCGCTGCTACGATAATCCCTTGTGTGCCATAAAGATTAACCCACGCTATAGACTGTTTGGCAAATAGTCTAGTTACACCAGCGAATGAAACCGAGTGATCCAAGTTAACGCCAAAAGCACTAACAGGATACATAGCGTGATAAACAGCCTGCGCCAATTCCCAGACTGCGGTTTCCCGTTCTGCGAATACATCAATGAATTGTCCAGTAATAGAGTCAGGTCTTGTTTCGAAAGTCAACTGAGTCTTAGCTTGTAATGAATCAATAATAGCTTGCCGAATTTCTGGCAAGCGCATCCGCGAGAAACCACTCGGCAATACACCATAGGCAGATGCATTAATAGTTTCAGACATGCGCAGTATCCAACTTTACTGAATCCTTTACTGGGCCGTAATCAGTAACAGCTTCAAACTCTACTCCAAGCGTTCTCCTGGCGCGGTCAAACGTCATATTAAAACTTTCCAATCGAATCACTCTTGGAACGTTATTGATGTGCGCTCGCAGTATAGTTTCGACACTAGCAAGATGCGGGTTCTTTACTAGGATTTCTTCAAGGTAAGGAACGCCAAACGTTATGTCTAAGAACCATTCCCCTAGAAACGCCAGAAGCGTAATTTTGATTTGTTGCGCCACTTTATCTGCGCCATTGATTGGCCAAATCTGATAACGTGGTTCCGTAGTCGGATCATTAGTTGGCGACACCGGAAACCACATATCATGGTCAGCCCGCGACAATGCTAGATCGTAATTACCTTGGGTATCGCTCATAGTCTACCAAACAATACCAAGACTAACAGGATAACTAGCACCAAACCAACCACACCTATTCCGGGTCCGAAATAAGCATAATTGGTATGATATCCAGCATTGTAACCATATCCGCCGAATAACAATACTATAACCAAAACAATTAATATGATGCCAAGTAAGCTCATGTTAGCTTGCCTTTGGTTGACCAGAGTTATCGGCTGGATCGGATTTGGTAAATTCATGCCGATGAGTTTCGAGCGTAAAAGCTTTTGCTGGCGTATCAACCTTGATTGATTGTCCTTTAAGAGTAATGTTTCCGTCGGCATCAATCGTTATGCCTCCTTTATCATTACCCATAACTAACGATCCATCTTTCTTTAGTGTAACGATTGTCTTATCAAATTTCAATACCACATCATCAGAATGCGCCACGATTCCACTTGATTGTAAACCAGGGATAGCAACACAATCAGACAGATCGAATTGTCTCGGATCATCCGGCATAGTATTCTTACCATCTAACCAACCTTCCATTGATCGTTGCTGAAACGATAACATAACGCCATCGCCCGGTTGCAACGGGAAGGTAATCCCAGCTTTACCGCCACCACTAGAAGTCCAGACAACCGGAACCTCAACGATTTGTGGCGATTGTAGTTCTTCGTCATCAGCTAAACGTCTTGGCAATGAAGGTTTTACTACCGCTCTGTTAGTTGCAGCATCGTATGAAACTATAGTGCCAGGAGTCGTTGTATTAATCTCCGATAATGAAGATTGCACGGCACGTTGTATAGCATTTACTATGGCCTCATACATTAGGCAAGAAACCCATCATTAATTGGTTTGTTAGATGTATTTTTTGCTTCAACATTAGGCTTAGCGCGTTGCGGCGCAACACCGCCTTTAGCTTTAGTCGCTTGGGTTTTATCACCAATAGGTTTAGCTGTATCTACAAGCTTCAATTCAGTTTGCCAATCACCTTCCCAATTATCTCCATTGTGTGTTAGTTCTTCAATGCGAAATACCCCATCAACTGCTTTCGCTTTCAACATGACTCTATCACCAGGAATTAACATTGGCATTAGCAGCGTCTTTACTTTCCAGCCATACCAATATTGTTTCGGCGCGTCTTTCTTACCTGATTTCTTTTCACCACCAGATGCCTCGGCCTTATCTTCACGTTCGCTTTCTGGACTACCAATCATACCAGAGTTTTGTGATATTTCGATGCCCTGTCTAGTGGTAGTCATTCCCTTTTCGATTACTTGTAAATTGCCGTTCTGTATTGACCATTCTAGCCCTGATCCAGAAACAGTCTTATCAAGCAACGTTCTAGCTGAACCATAGTAAGATATTCCATTCTTCCATTCACGATCCGGTGCATTATCTGGCATTGTTAGTGGTGTGCCCATCTTTTTAGCCACGTCAGATAATATCTGTTTTGATTTGACGTTCTTGCCATAGCCAACTGATATTGTCGTATCTCGTATTTCTTGCACGCCATCGCCTAACTCTAACTCTGTAACGATATCAGGCCCATCATACTTAGTCCACACATACGTTACTGTTCCAGAGAAAATTAGTATCGGCCCAGTATCTTCTTTATAACCGGCATATAGTAAGCATCGCGCCCCCGGTTTCTCTATCTCCTGGCGGGTTGCTTTCTTCAAATTCCATATCTGTATCTTGCTTTTGTTAGGGTCTTTCTTAGCAGTCTTTTCAATTTCAAAATGAATGCGTAAGTCCGTTATTTCAATGCCTTTGGAGCCGCCTTTTGTTCCAATCAACAAACGATATACTCTATCAAACAGCATTGATCAAAGCTACTAGTTCGATGTGATTAGTATAGATCAATTGATATGCTTCGCCAACCAAATCGTTTCTGTTAGGCGGTCCATTGGTATAGCCTACATGCGTTACTTGCAATTCACCAGTTGGCAGGTCCGGATACTTAAACTGTTTAAGCAATGGATGATTAACCACCACACTGATACCATCAACTAACGTTCGATAAGCGGAATTGCGAATACCCATTTCCCAGTATTGGCCGTCATCGTTCCAATCAAAGATGATATAAAACAATTCATCATCTAACACACACTCAATAGCTTGACTATTTAGATCAGCAATAGGAATAACAATCATTGCGGCGCCGGACCAGTTATACCGCCGCCAAACGGATTATACTTCTGTATGGTGGTTTGATTATTCCACAAAACGCTATTTTCGTTAGGCGATTTGTTCTCAGTGCCACTTGATCCGCGTCGGTTTTCACTCGTGCCAGTTTTACCTTTAGCGCCACCTTCACCATCTTTAGCTTTATCTGGTGGTAGTTCTGTTTCCTTTAGCGCAACCTTTTTTATCTTGCGTAGATCAGCGTTAATGTCCAGCCAACCACCACCATTAGCACCATTGCTTCGAGTAATACTAAGATTAGTAAATGCCATATCCTCATATTTACCTAAACCAGTAACAACCGTAACCGGCTTTCTTTCCTTATGCATACTGCGCATTTGGTCCACTGCATTGATAAGTTTGGTCATACAAGAACCAAACTCTAATGATAATATCTCCGAAGATGACACTGATCCTGTAATAGATAATTCTTCATTGTTTCTTGTAATGTGGTCGCTGATTTCTTCGCTAGCATCTTCTACTGGATATTTCGTTACGTCTGATGGCAGTTTTAGGTTTTCAGTAACTAACACATCGAGCGATAGAAAACCTACCGTGCTTTTCTTAACAAAGATGGTAGAAAACAAACTCATTTCGTCGGTGCTTCTACTAACGGCATAGAATTTTGTATTTGTCTCGCTGCATCACTCATTATGTTTTGGAACTCAGTTTTAATACCTTTGTTAATGTCAAAGGTCGGATCAAGCTGAATAACAACATCAGCCTTCAGATTAACATTACCACTGTTACTGTTACCACTATTATTCATTACGGCTGGCGCACCAGTAGCACCACCCGAAGTTAGCGCACCAGGGGTAATCATCGGATAAGCACCAAACGATCCCATTGATCTAAGCATATCCATATTAGGACCAGACGTTCCGCCGCTCATATAATTCTTTACTGCTTTAGCACCACCAGTAATCTGATCCCATAACCAACTGCGACCGTTAGCAGTATAATCGTTAGCTTTTTCTTCAGGAGTTTGCGGCTTTACTTCTCGACCTTTCTTTAATTCTTCTAACAGGTCCATTCCTTCCATTGCCAGAATAGCCGCCATGCCGACCGGACCCATCCGCATCAATGTGCCAATCTTAGCAAGCTTTATCATCTTAAATACTGCTTCAGTAGCACCGCTAGAAATTAAGGCTATTACTTCAACAATACCTTTCAATCCAGCAATGAGTCCGAAAAACTTTAGTGTATTCCAAGCACGCCAAGCAATCCATGCAACAGCTAATAATCCTATAATTATAGTTACCCATCCGCTAGTGCTTTGCACCGCTTCCTTTAATTTGTTCCATGCACCAACAAAATCGCCTTCAAGGAAACTTTTGAATGCTTGGAATGGTGCAATGAAACCGCCAAGGTCCGAGTTCTTTAGAAAATCTTCTTTGAATTTATCGTATGGCCCTAACCAACTACCAATAATAGATTTGCCCTTACCACTCATCCATACTGAAATATCATTCCATGCTAGAAATATACCAGCAATAGCTATTGCCATTGCAGCATATTGCGCAATAACAATAAAGTTTTGAGCAATCCATCGCGCCATGCCAATAGCAACCAACTGCATCAGTTTAATAAATGCAGGAGTAACAGCAATCAAAAGAATAGTAACTAATGCCTCTAGTGTATTCTGTAATCCACCAAATTGTTCTGATAATGCTTCAAGTTGGCGTGATACCCAATTGGTTAACCAAACGATTTGTTTCGCAAATAGTGTTGTTAGACCAGCCAACTTTTGTATTCTAGCTGATAATAATACTGCTTTATTGCGCGCATATGTAAATGCATCGCCAGTTTTGAATATTCGTTTACTGAATGCTTCATCAAGAGATGCGCTTGCTTTGCCTAAGCCATTAACAATAAAATCAGCAGTTAACTTTCCAGCCTTAGCCATTGCGGCTAATTCTTCGCGACTCCGGTGTGTAGCATCAGATAAAGCATTAACTAACAATGGCGCTTCGTCTACAATCAGACCCCATTGCCGCATACCAATAGCGCCGCGTCTAAAGCCTAAATTAAATGCGTTCGTTACCTCCTTCATTCCTTCAGCATTAGTGCCGAATAATTTCATACTGGTTAAGATATTATCAACTGTAGTCAACAGTTGATCCTGACTTACATTGCTTTCCTTGCTTTCATTCAAAAATTCTTTGTATGTATCTAGAACGTATCCATACTCAACGCCAGTTTTTTGTGCTGTTTCGAAAAGATCATTAGCAGCTTTATTAATATCATCACCCGGTCTCGCCAGGA